CTAATGTCATTAAATCGTTGAAAGAATAGTAATCAAAAGCAGAATTATAAGGCAGACGCAAAGTCGCCGAAGTTTCCGAGTTAAGATCAAATTCAACTCTGGGAAGTTGCGTGCGCGTAACAAGCGCTGCATAGTGAGCGTTACAATGCTCTTCAGTCTTGGCGTCCCAATACGTTCCACCGCACGGGATAGCGCATAGCATATACCTTCCTTGTTGAAATCTTTCAGCGTTAAAATTAATTGTGAGAACCATAGTAGCGCGGAAACCAAGATATCCTCGAAATTTTGAGAGATACATATCGTTGTTAAGCATTCTGTAAGGTAAAACCCAAGTAGGCATTGTGGTTGCGGTGTCACCTGAGGTGAACACTCCTTCCCCCAACTGAAAAGGTTTTTGAAAATACCTTAGCAAAGAACTGTACTCTTCTGGTGCACTGACTTCAAATAGAGCCGGTGGAATCTCAATTTCGTGTTCAGGACCTGCTGCTGTTTCTTCAATAGCTTCGGTTTTGAAATGAGTTGTGACTTCATTACTTTTGACGGTTTGCGTTTGGCCCAAGGGGGCGTTGGAAGTTCCGTCAACTTCCAATTTGTTTACATTTTGTTCAGGAAGTGAATTAATTTAATCGCTTGGGCTCACTCAAGCCTTGCGCGACGAGGAGGGGTTCCTGGTAGTTAAGGTCTACCTGGTAGTAAAACTGTACGAGTTAAGACCTTTAAGGGCGTTAAGCGTTACAAAAGACGTCTTTAACCTCCTAATTTTTGACATCTAAAGTCCGTAATCAGAACGCCCAGTTTTCTCTTTCTTTTATGCCTAAGAGTAAAGGCACGGTTACTCGCTACCAGAAGTCGAGGGTAAACGTGTCACCTGTTAGCACGGAATTTCTCCACGTCAATTGGTGATCACACAAACCTTCAACATCTTCTAGCTGAGCATCTCGGATTGCCTTGCGCATCATAGGTGCACGTTTATCCCACTCCTCTTTAGGATGTAAGGATAACTCTCTGAAGAAAAATTTTATCGTATCATACGTAGTCTTACGATAGTACTCTCCTTCTTTCGACCAGAGAGGTGTGTTCGTGATGGTTTCCATTGAAAGTGGTGCTAACACGTTAACACCGTCCTTTCTGAAGGATCTTTTCAAAAATGTGGCTTGAGTTAGTGGCTTAAACTTTATCTCAGGATCCAATTTATCATCCGACGTAACTTTAAACCCTAGCCTCTTCATAGTGGCCGTAATGGCTTCAGAAGTCCAAAACTTTTTATGTTCTTCGCATATAGAAAGGATAAGGTCATCACCTAGCACACATAAATAATTATATTGTGCAAAGTTTCTTGCAAAAGGAACCAAAGAATAATAGGTGTAACGAACAGCCAGACTATTAGTAATACAATTTATCACAATGGTAAGCCAAGTACCCGAAGGTAAAGATGAGCGCCATTCTGTGATATTTGTTAAGGCGATATGCTTAGAGTTAACAATCTCATAATAGAGCGTCTTTCTATGAACGGAACACTCTGTCATTCCATGGTATTGATACCAAGATTCAATTACGTCAAATACATGCCACAACATCTCTGTGGTCTGACTAGCGTCGAACTTGGAGTAATCCATGGCTAAAACTTCTGTTTCTTCAAAACTAGTAGAAAATGCACTAAGTTTCCTTGATAAGGAATTC